TATACTCCTATTGACCGACCTTGTCAAGACAAGAATTACTTGTAATGGCTACAAGAATTACTTGTAAGGGCATTATGACTAATGCCGTACTAACTAGTCTCGTATTCATGCATGCGTAGTACAAACCACACCGTAATGCTAAGACTTAATAGTCATAAGCGTATAGCTATATCTTCTATAGGTGAATGAATGGTAATGGAATTGATACAACTAATAATAATGCTAATGATAATCATAATCATTATTAATAGCCAATGCTAATGATAATAGTTATTATTTATATTTATATTATTAATTAATAGTCAATGGGGTCATAGGGGGATAGGGGTATTGATTTTATAGTGCATTACAACTATACATTTTCTCATAGAAATATCTATAATCGAGCTATAGCACTATAGATAGAAGACACCGTATAGAACTAATATACTATGTTCGCTGATAGACAGCTCACATAAGAAGCTGTGAGCATAGGGTATATCATATTCTACATTGTAAAACAAGTAAAAATATGGTATAATATTCTTGTTTAGTAAATATTATGAAATTAAAGAATAAATAAAAAGAAAGAAAACAAACAAGAACATTATGTTTATAACGAGGCATAGTGTGTCTTCTGTTTGAAGACTGCAAATAACAGAGTATTCTTCTGAAAGAACGAATACGATGTAAATCTTCTGAGAAAAATATAATGATGATTCCCGGCAAATGGAAATGGACTCCCGGAACTGGTGAATGGTGGATAACTCCCGGCCCAGCCGAAAGGTAAGTTATGTTGAATGTACCTGAGAATACTACAAATCAATTGAAAGACCATCTAGGGCGTTATCGCACCTATAGTCTATTCATTGAGAGACCTTCCCCTGAACTTCAACCCTTATGGTCTTGGAAAGATGAGGACGTTGTTGTTGATGGAGTCCTCTATCCTTCATTGAAGAAGATATACTTCTCCTACGATCATATACCGGGATTTGAATATGAGTTCGCCACTGCGTGTTTTGGGTCATGGGATCATTGGGTTAAGCTTAATAATAGTGGGCTTCGCTCCATATTTGCTGAATGGAGAAACGAACTCGAAATCAAGAATAAGGCTAATGCCATACGACTCCTCATGCGAACAGCCAAAGAGCCAAACGCCGCAGGAGCTAATGCCTCCAAATACCTCGCAGAGGCAGGTTATACAAGTAAGCGTGGAAGACCATCGAAGGATGAAGTAGAACGTGAAAAGAAAATAGCTGCTGGTCTAGATAGAGAATTAGAATCTGATATAGAACGTATGGGTCTTCGTATAGCTAAAGGATAATAATGGCAACGAAATCAATTAATGATAGATTGGGTGATGGGGGTCTAGACTCTGTTGCTGTCTTTGAAGAGACTGAAACAGGACAAGTACAAGGACTCGTATCGCCCACTGGCTCTACCTTAAAGATTCCATTTCTTGTTTCACAATCATACTCTCCCGTCACAAGGGAATCTACAAATGGCGTAGGGGCTGTTGTTGACACAGATTATGTAGCCCTTGCATCTGTCACAGTTCCCGGTGGGCTAATGGGAACCAATGGTGTATTGCGTATTGTGGTAGACTGGTCATATACAGGATCAGCTAATAACAAACGCCTTACAATTAATTGGGGTGGGAATCAGATATCTTCTGCAACAGTGACTACTCTTCTAGGGGCAAAGTATCTAGTTGAGATAGCAAATAAGAATAGCTTAAGTGCACAGGCGATTCATAATCATACTACGTATGGTGCAGCCTCTCGCCTTACAGACCAAGCACAAGATACATCACAAGATGTAGTAATTGATTTCCCGGCTAGATGGGAAGCACTAGTTGCAAGTGAAACAATAACCTTAATTGGCTATTCTGTTTGGTACTACCCCGGCAATGACTGATTATGTTATTGCTAATGGTAGAGCATCCACATACCCCACAAAGCATTATGGGGGTCACTTTGTTGGATCAAGAGCTACCTTCTGTGTAGATGAGGACTTCTCCTCACTAGACGCTAACGTACTTGCTATACCTAATCTACCTGTAACAGTCCTATCTTCTACACAAGTAAGGGTTCTTCCAAACTTCTTTGGGATGCATGTCTATCAACGAGACAATGATAGTAATCCGATAGGGGTTTCATTTGGAACTGCTCGTTCTCATGACATAAAGGATGGTAAAGGCCGTTGGCAATATATAGAAACAAGTAATAATGTATGGGATTTTGATACAATAGATGAATGGGTAGATGCCCACCATATCGCAGGAAGAGATATAGTATTCACCCTATTTGGTACTCCAACTTGGGCATCAGCAAGGCAATCTGAAGAAGGGATATTTGGCCCATACAATCTTGGGATTCAAGCCGAACCCTTAGACATGGCACATTGGGATAGATACTGTGCTAAGATTGCAACTCGTTATCTTGGTAAGATTAAGTATTACGAGGTATGGAATGAACCAAATTTAAACAGTAATGGGACAGGGCCGACTGGAACTACTGGTACTGCCTTCTTCTTCTCAGGAACTCACGCCAAACTGTCAGAAATGGTTCGTCGTGCAAATCAGACGATTAAGGCTATTGACCCTACGGCTAAGGTTTTATCTCCTCCATTAGTATCATGGTCTTCTTCGGCTGGTGGTAGTGCTGAGACTTACTTCACAAGTATGATGGCAGCTAGCGACGGAGCCACTGGAACTATGAAGGATTGGGTAGATATTGTTGCCGTGCATATGTATATATCAGGCAATCATATCACAAATCTTCCGGGTATAATTGATAGGGTAGATGCTGCTAAAACTACAGCCGGAGTTTCTTCTAAAGAGACATGGGACACAGAAAGTGCTCCATTAAGCCCTGAAATCTCGGCAATGACTGGATATGATTCTAAGAAGTTCATTGCACGTAGTATGGTTATTCAGGCTTCTAAAGGAATCTCCAGAACGATCTACTATCAATACGACCATACCACAATGGGGATTAACCTAAGCGAGGCTATGGGGTATAGAGAAGAAGTAAGAAACCTATTGCTGAATGGATCATTCCAATCAGTCTCTATGCTGAGTGATGGAAGACTCGCCTGTTATACAAACACAGGTCTAATTATAATATAAAGGAAGGTATGGCTCAACGTAGTGTAATGGATATACCTAATATCCCTGTAAAGAATGTCTCACTGGACACTAGTACACTTGGTAGTAATCAGGTAGTACCAGCAGTTACAGGGAAACAGATTAATGTCCTTTCTCTAGCTGTTATTTCTAAGCTGTCAAATGACATTAAGTTCCTTAGTGGTGCAACCCAAATAGGGGCAACTATGCCACTAGGAGCAAACGGTGGGTTCGTCCTTCCATATAATTCGTATGGATGGTTTAATACAGAAGTAGGAGAGGCATTGAATATTAATCTCTCAGTTGCTACTGCAACTGGTGTAATGATTACTTATATTGAGGAATAATATGTTTGGATGGTTTAAAGGAAAAGAAGCCCCTAAGAAAGATAATGTCCCTCTTGAGCTTCTGAATTGGCGTAATAACATGTGGGTCATGTCCCCAGACGGAATAGGCATTATCTTTAAACTTGGAGTTGAATCTGAAGTACATTTGACAGATGAGAAGGGGCTTACTGTTGCTAGTAAGATATACCCTACAGTTTCTCTGCGTCAAGCTAAATTTAATGAGATTCCTATCTTCCGTAGAAAAATTACTAAAGAAGTTGCAGCTAACTTGGGGTATTTCTAATGGCTCTATTAGTTCCGGATGTAGGTGAGAATCTGATATTGGAGATGATTGTTAACAAGACTGCTCCCCAGAACCTTTCACTTAAACTATTTCAATCTAACACAACTCCTGCTGAAACAGATACAGCAGCTACATATACAGAAGCCACCTTCTCTGGATATGCTGCAATTGCATTGGCCGGGGCTTCTTGGGGAGCAGCAGCTAGTGGGTCAATTACGTACGGTTCTCAGCAAACTTTTACTCATAATGGTGGGGCTACTAGTAATAGTATTTACGGTTACTACGTTGTACAAGCTGTTTCTGGGATTCTCCTTTATGCTGAGCGAGATGCTTCGGCTCCTTTTACAATAGCAAACAATGGAGACAACGTAAAGATAACCCCAACTCTATCGGCGGATTAATATGGCTACTTATGCTGAGTTATTGACTGCGGCTGAGAATGAAACCCTAATCAATAAGGTTAGGGTAGCAACTGTAGTCGCAGCTACAACTGTAATGTTAGAAGCTGATACCACTACTAATCACGTAAATCGCCTAGCATGGGCGAAGACAGTATTTGCTGATCCTACTGTAGCAGGACAGAAGATGCTTTGGCCTGTGTTAGCTCAGAATCGAACATTTACTCTTACTCAAATATTAACGGCTGATGATACTACAGTACAGAATGCTGTAAATTCAGCGGTGAATGTCTTTGCACAGGCGGTCTAATGGCTGACTTTAAGATAAAGTATCCAGCAACAGACTCAGTTGCTATTACATGTGATATATCCTCTCTAGCATCTTCTACTGCTTGGGCGGGTAGGGCATCTACCGCTGTTGATAATACTACTAACGTAGACCTAGACCATATGGTGAGTGGAGTCATAAAGCTTGGCACCACTCCTACAGCCTCTAAGACTGTATCTGTTTATGTCTATGCTCCTGTAAAGGTAGCTAGTGGAGTCCCTACCTATCCTGACAGTATTACTGGAACTGACGCAGCTAAAACGATGACGTCAGAGAATGTTGCAATATCTTCACTACTCTATCTATGGTCTGCTACCACGGATGCTACTACAGGCAGGAATTTATTTATGCCTCCCACTAGTATAGCACAACGATTTGGATGGGTTCTTCCCCCGTATTGGGGTTTATTTGTTACCCATGATTCGGTAGCGGCACTCGATTCGACAGCAGGAAATCATTACTTCCATTATTATCGAATTCAAAGGCAATCTGTATAAATGTCATTAGGATTTGGATCAGTTAAAGGGTCTGGCTCTTCTGATAGAGTGACAGGGCCATCAGAGGCACTCCCTACCCAACTCAGTTTTCACATCTGGATTAATAGGAATGGTGAGGGCGGTGGTGGGTTAGGGCGTATCTTTGACAGGGGGAGCTTCCTCTTCTTCAATAACAATCCTAATACAGCATCCACTTATGCACTAGGTTTAAACTCTGCCGCTGATACACGATATAGATGGGCACGACCCGCTTCAGGAGGATGGCATCCGACCGGATTTTCTGTTGATACAACCTCTTCTTCAAATACGCCGACTGTCTACCAATCAGGCGAGAAGCTTACATCAGGTGGTGGGGTAACAAGAGATGGGCCTGAAATGGCTTGGCCCACATCATCAGCAGCGTGGTGCCTCGGCAACAGGGCATCTGATGCTATACGGGGTTGGGATGGGCTTTTCGCCCAATTAGTTGTATGGAGAACTATACTTACTGATGCCCAATTCTATGCATTACAACGTGGAATTGATCCAAGGACAATACGCCCAGATGCATTAATGCACTATCTTGATTTAGATTACAATACACGGGACTCCATTGGAGCCTCTAAATGGACACCCACAGGGACTAAACCATTTCGTTACTCTCCCCCAACTCAACTTGCATTAGAGAGGATTGATAGGAGGTTATGGTCTACCTCAACTGCCATTAGTAGTTATACAATAAATCCTAGTGGACAGTTAGCTTTATCAGGATTAGCCCCTGTTATAAAGACTAAAGTATTCCTACCCGCAGGAGTTATAAACTTTAGTGGAACTGCTGTATCAATAAAGAATAAGATTATATTACCTTCTGGAAATGTAACATTATCAGGAAGTAGTAATATGATTAAGGAGAAGCTCCTACAGCCTCTAGGAGGCATTAATTTTAGTGGGGAAGCCCTACCTATCAAGAGCAAAGTAATCGGGGCTTCTGGAGGCTTCATATTGAGCGGCACAGCCTCCCTCTCAGGAGCCATATCCTACATTATCACCCCTACAGGTGGAATAGACTTTACAGGTAGTAGTAAACTAATAAAGAGTCATATTCAGTTGCCTATAGGACAAGTTAGTTTTAGTGGGAGTGCCCCAATAGAATCGAACACTGTTATTGTCACAATCAGTTCAAGGATTTCACTTACAGGAGCAGGACAGTAATGCCTTTCATGAAGAATGGAAAACGAGATTATAAGAAAGAACTCGAATGGGAACACAAGCATAAGCCCGGTCGTGCTAAGGATAGGGCTGAACGTAATAAGGCTAGGAAAGAAGCTGGATTAAAGGTAGGTGATTCTAGACAAGCCGATCATATTAAGCCTCTAACAGAAGGAGGCTCTAATAGTAAAAAGAATGTTAGGGTAATCTCTGCTAAGGCGAACTTACGTAAAGAAGCATTACGAAAAAAGAGAGAGGCTAGATAATGTCAAAAGTTACACTGAATGATATCACTTCTGGATTTGCTTCTGCTAGTGCTATTAATGCTAATAACACTACAATAGAAGAGGCATTTGAAAACACCATATCCCGTAATGGGGCATCTCCAAATCATATGAATGCTAATTTGGATATGAATGGTAATATGATTCTCAACCTAGCCAATCCTATTACTGTTTCTGGCTTTAATTGGGAAGGCCCGTGGATAACTGCTACTGCATATACTGTGGGGGATACAGTTGAGAATAGTAACTCGTCTTATATCTGTATTGAAGCCCATACTTCTGGGACATTTGCAACTGATCTATCTGCCGGAAAATGGCAAGTTGTAGCCTCGTCTGCATCCCTGCCCACCCAAACTGGTAAGGCTTATTATCTACTTACTACAAATGGATCAGTTGCTTCTTGGGTTGAGAGTACCAGCTTTATGCAAGGGCTATTAGCTACTGCCAGCGCAGCAGATGCTAGGAGTGTTATTGGGGCTGTTTCTACCACAGGGGATGAAAGTATCTCTGGGGTTAAAACATTTACAACTCCTATTGCGATTGCTAGTGGGGGTCACGGTTCGACTACCGCAGAAGGAGCAAGAACAGCTTTAGGATTATCCTATGGCCCTTCTTTCGGAGCAAATTCTACTACATCCCAATCACTTTCATCTGCTGTACTTACGAAGGTTACGATTGGAGGTGAGGAATTTGATACTGATTCAAACTTTTCAACAAACAGGTTCACCCCAACTGTTGCTGGTTATTACCAAATAAACGGGATGGTAAATTTAATAGGATTCCCTCTCCTAGTAGGTTATGTGGCTGTATATAAAAATGGAGTTACAGAGAAGCGGGGATCACAATTGAATGCAGCGGCGGCGGCTAACGTCGATTGCTTTGCTCCTGTCATCTCGACTATTATTTATCTTAATGGCTCTACTGATTATGTAGAGTTATATGTATATGCAACAGGAACAACAGTAAGCGTAACCTCTGCATTTATGTCTGGTGCTCTTATTAGGAAGCCATAATGTTATACGAAGCTATTAAACATATTTATCCTAGTATTCTGGATTCTCAGTTCTCTCTTAGGGATGATGGTACTGGCCCTTATATAAAAGATTGGTCATACAATCAGCCTAAGCCAACTAAGGCACAAATAGATGCTGCGAAGGTAGCATTGACGACAAAAGTTGTTGTACCAACTGATGTTCAAATGGCCCAAGCAAGAAAAGCTCTTCTACAATCGGGGCACCTACAACATGCCAATGATTATATTAATGGATTAGTAGGGGCGGAAGGAGAGGCTGCAAGGATAGATTGGGAATACAGCCTGAGAGTACGAAGAGACTACCCCTTAGTAGAGGCCCTTCGAATTGAGTTAGCATTATCACATGAAGAAGTAGATGCTTTATTTGTCTTAGCCAATACACTATGAGTGAGTTTTATACTAATAATAAAGAGTTAGTAGACCAGTCATTGCACATAACTTATTGTGCATTCTTGGCTTTTCTATGTTTGGTAGGGAGACTATACCCGTGGGCCATTCCCATTGCAATACTAATTCCTTATGGGGTTGCTTGTGGGAGAGAGTGGTATCAACACAACCGATTAGTCTTATTTAATAAGGATATAGGATTTAGTCTGTTGGGTGCTGTAGTTGGAGTAATGATAACCTTTTTAATTGGAGTTTAAAATGAGTGTAACCAGTGTAGTAGGAAATGTAAAAGATGTATTGAGCCGTGTTATTAATGCTACTAGTCTTGATGAAGCAAAGTTATTTGCTAATCAAGGTTTGCAGAAGATTCAAGAATATCTAAATGTGGGAGAGAAAGCAATTGATCCGTGGCTAGTCCGTTGGGCTGCTTCTAAATGGTCTATGCCAATCGCTGTAGGCTTCGGGTTGTCCTTGCTTGTTATTGGTGATGTTATACAAGCTGCACACCTTGCCTTTGGCTTGATGAAGTTAATCTTCTAATGCCACGTATCCCTGTTAAGTATATTAGATTTGGAGCGGCTGGCCTTGTTATGCTGGCCGCTTCCGAAGGGCTTCGCCTCACAACCTATTTAGATACTGTAGGAGTCCCTACTATAGGATATGGAGAGACAGAAAATGTAAAACCGGGAGATAAGACAACCCCTCAAAAAGCTCTAGTACGTCTTCTTGAAAGTGCAGAAAATAAACATGCAGCAGGAATGAAGAAGTGTATTGGAGATAATGTAGAAATGTATCAAAAGGAGTATGACTGGCATGTACACTTTGGATATAACATAGGAGTAGCTGGATACTGTCGATCAGAGACAGTTAAACTTCTGAATCAAGGAAAGAATAAAGAAGCCTGTAATGCCATGATGGGATGGCTTAAAAACCCTGAACTAAGAGGAAGGAGAGAGAAAGAAAGAGATGGTTGTTTAGCAGCCATTAAGGAGGGTGAAGGTGAACTTTGATCCGATCCATTGGCTATGTGTAGCTTTGATTCTGTTGACGGTAGGGCTAGGGGTATATACCAAGATAATCTCTACTGAATTAGAATTAGCTGAAGTATCTCTTAAGGGTGTAGAAATTGTAGGAGAAGCCCAAGAGAAAGATACGAAGAAAGAAGATAAAGAGAGTAAGGATAATAAGGAGAAGGTAGATGAAACTCTGCGCACTACTATTGCTAAGTTGCAGTCTGATAATGACAGGATGCGCCGTCAGATTACCAGTAGCCGCAGCTTGCCCGCAGCCCCTCAAACATGTACCGGAGGTGGCGAGACAACCACAATCGACTGGCCCATCGTTGAGCGAGAGATTGACGGATTTAGAATTGCAGTTAGAGGCCTCGTTGAAGAAGGCGACGAAGACCGTGAAGGACTCGACTCAGTAAAAGAGTGGGTAGATAAAGAACTTGACGATGAATAATACTAAAGACCTAATAAGGATACAAGCCGAACAAGACTTTGTATTCTTTATTAGGCTAATAGCCCCATATCTTCTCATGGGGTCTATTCATGTCGAACTAGCCCAATGGCTCACTAGGATAGAAGGCAAGGATAATAAACTTGTCCTTCTTCCGCGTGGACATATGAAGAGTAAAATTGCTGCTTATCTAGCAGCTTGGTGGATTACACGTGATCCATCTGAAACTATTCTATATGTTTCTGCCACGTCCCCATTAGCAGAGAAGCAATTATATCAAATCAAACAGGTTATAGATAGCCCAATCTACAGGCGCTATTGGCCTGATATGATTCATCCTGAAGAAGGCAAGAGGGAGAAGTGGGCTGTAGAAGAAATCTGTGTGGATCACCCTATTCGTAAGAAAGAGGGTATCCGTGATGCCACAGTTAAGGCAACTGGTATTACCGGAAGTACCACTGGATTCCATGCATCTAAAGTTATTCTAGATGACTTGGTTGTTCCTACAAATGCATACACAGACGAAGGTAGGGATAAAGTAGCTGCTCTATATTCGCAGCTTGCCTCTATTGAGAATCCCGGTGCACAGGAAGCTGTATTCGGAACTAGATACGATCCTAGAGATTTATATAATACTCTCCTTCTAATGAAGGAATCTGTATTCAATGATGAAGGTGAGATTGTAGATGAAAGCCCTGTTTATGATGTATTCCAAAGAGTTGTGGAAACGGATGGTGAATTTCTATGGCCTCGTATGCAACGTCAAGACGGTGCTCTATTCGGATTTGATGCAAAAATACTGGCAAGAATCAAAGCTAAATATGTTGATACCACTCAGTATTACTCTCAATATTATAACAATCCTAATAGCTCTGATAATGCACCAATAGATGCCAATAAATTCCAATACTATGAAAGGAATCTACTTAAGCAGGAAGAGGGTACATGGTACATTAAAGGACGTAAACTAAACATATATGCTGCTATTGACTTCGCCTTTTCTCTTAGCAAAAAAGCTGACTATACTGCATTGGTCACAATTGGAGTTGATGGTGGAGGTAACTATTATGTGCTTGATATAGATCGCTTCAAAACAGATAGGATTGTTGAATACTACAACCATATCGTAGCTGCCCAACAGAAGTGGAACTTTAGAAAGATCAGGGCTGAGATTACTGTGGCACAGCGCACTATCGTAGGGGAACTGAAGGAGAGTTATATTAAACCAAATGGCCTTTCTCTCAGTATTGATGAATACAACCCAAGTCGTCATGAGGGGGCTAAAGAAGAACGTATAGCTGCCATCCTAGAACCAAAGTACGACAACCAGCAAGTATGGCATTATCGTGGAGGCAACTGCCAATCCCTAGAAGAAGAATTAGTTATGCGTAGACCACCACATGATGATATTAAAGATGCACTAGCTAACGCTATAAGCATTTCAGTTATACCGAAACAATGGAGTTCACAAAGCATGGTATCAAATATTAAGTCCCATCCTAGATTTGGAGGCATTATATAATGTCTGGTAAAGTAGCTGCAATCCGCAATGTTATTGGTGCGGATAACCTAGCACGTCAGCTTGTGCATCTTTATGATCGTTGGAGAATACAGCGATTGGAGAAAGAGGCTGAGTGGAAAGAGTTACGTAATTATATCTTCGCCACCGATACTACCACAACCACCAATAGTAGTCTTCCGTGGAAGAATAAGACTACCTTACCTAAGATAACTCAGATCAGGGATAATCTCCATGCTAACTATATGGATGCCCTGTTCCCTAATGAAGACTGGCTTATCTGGGATGGTGATGATGCTGACTCTGTATCTAAAAAGAAACGTCTAGCTATCACAGCATACATAAAGAATAAATGCCGTCTGTCTGGTTTTAGAGAGACTGTATCCCAATGCTTATATGACTTCATTGACTATGGGAATGCTATAGGGGAAGTGCAATGGATTTATGATGTTACTGTTGATCCTAATACAGGTGAAGAAACCATTAACTACATTGGGCCTAAGCTGGTAAGGCAATCCCCATATGATATAGTATTTAATCCTGCTGCCCCTTCCTTCGAAGAGTCTCCTAAATTTACACGTTATCTCAAGAGTATAGGAGAGCTTAAAAAAGAAATAAGAAGTCGTCCTGATCTTCAGTTTGATGAGGCTGTATTTAATAAGAGTATTAGTCTTCGGAAGTCTATGACCTCTTTCAGAATGGAAGATGTTAATAAGGCTGAAGGATTCACTGCTGATGGCTTTGGTTCTCTTTCAGAATACTATGGATCAGGTCTGGTAGAGATAATAGAATTTGAAGGGGATTACTACGATACAAATAGTGATGAACTCTATGAGAATAGGATCATTACTATTGTTGATCGTGCCTTTGTTATTAGAAACATTGCCAATCCTAGTTGGATAGGTAAAGATACCAAGGCCCATGTAGGTTGGAGGGATAGGCCCGACAATCTGTATGGTATGGGGCCATTGGATAATCTAGTGGGTATGCAATATCGTCTAGACCACTTAGAGAACCTTAAGGCTGACGCCCTTGACTTAACTATTCTGCCCCCTATTGGATTGAAGGGTGAAGTAGAACCATTCACATGGGCACCGGGAGTTACCATTCATATTCCTGAAGATGGTGATGTATCTCTTCTTCCTCCTAACCCTGCTGCCTTTCAAGTTAACAATGAGATAGCCAATCTAATGGCTCTCATGGAGGAAATGGCTGGTGCTCCTAAACAAGCTATGGGTGTTAGGACTCCGGGAGAGAAGACAGCCTTTGAAGTACAGCAATTAGATAATGCTGCTGCCCGTATCTTTCATCATAAAACCAATAAGTTTGAGATACAGTTTATTGAGAAGGTTGTAAACTTAATGCTTGAGGTCTCCCGTAGGAATCTTAATACAGGGGATGTTATTCGTGTAATGGATGATGACCTTGGTGTGAGTGACTTTATTAGTATCACTAAAGAAGATATCACTGCCAAAGGAAAGCTGCGTCCAATGGGATCACGTCATTATGCTGCTAGGGCACAGTTGATTCAAAACCTAATGGGAGTATATAACAGTCCTATCGGACAAGTCATTGCACCTCATACATCTTCTAAGTCACTGGCTAAACTGATTGAGGAAGCAATGGGATTCTCTAAGTTCCAAATCATTAAAGAGAATGTAGCAGTAATGGAACAAGCAGAAACTCAACGTCTAATGAACCAAGTATCTCGTACCTTAGAGACTGAAGAAGCAACACCAGTTGAGGAAGATATGTTTGGTGGTGGCCCTATACCACAATAGACGTTGCTTTTCAAGTGATATTATGATATAATATATGTTAAATTCATTGAAGTCAAAGGAAGCTTCTAATATATCTAAAGAAGAAGCTCTATTAATACTTAAGAATTACATTAGTAAGGAAGTGGCTTTAATCCATAGGAAGATGATTGCAGATGAGTCATTTGATTCCCCTGCATGGTCTGAACGACAAGCCTTCCTATTGGGTAGCTTAAAACTCGCTGATAAGATTTTAGATTTCATACCTGACCAAGGGAAATAATGTCTGAGCAAACAATTTTTAATGGTGAAGCTGACCAAGCGCCACCGGCTGTAGTACCCCAAACCCCAACATCAACTATTCCACCCGAACTAGCTGAATTGGTAGGAGAGGGTAAGAAGTACGCAACGGTAGAGAAGGCGTTAGCGGCTGTGCCGCATCAATATAAACATATCTCTAAGTTAGAAGAAGAACTAGCTACTCTTAGGTCTGATTTGGAGAAAAGACGCACTACCCAAGAACTTCTGGATGAACTTAAGTCTGGTATTCCTCAAGGAGAGACCACTCCTACAGATGGGCTAAACCAAGACACTGTAGTACAACTCGTAGAAAAAGTAATAAGCCAAAAAGAAAAGCAACAAGCAGCAAGTCTTAATACAGGTAAAGTTGTATTCACATTTAGAGAACTATTCGGTGATAAAGCTGAAGTTCAATATAATAAAGTAGCACAGGATGCAGGATTATCTGTACAAGAACTAAATAGATTGGCGGCTACTTCTCCTGCGGCGGTTCTTAGACTCGCTGGTATTGACAAACCTTCTACCCCAAATGTACCGGGTAAAATTAGAAGTGATGTTAATCCAAATGCAATAGGTGGTCAACCTAATACTGATCTTTCTGCAAAAGTCCAAGGCTCTAGTACACGTGATGTAGTAGATGCTTGGAGGAAAGCAGGAGAGAAAGTTAAAAAATCATTGGAAAATACTTAACTCTTAAAGGAATATCATGTCTCAAAACCTTGGCAATACAACTGCCTTTATTGAAGCACAACAATATAGTCAGTTCATTCTGGACAATCTGCAAACCTATTCCCTCCCGGAAGGTATGTGGCGCGATGTATCGGACTTTGGAAAAGGTTCGACGCTTAACATTAAAACAGTTGGTACGGTAACGATTCAAGAGGCTGAAGAAGAAACCCCTCTGGCCTTCAATCAAATTGATTCCGGTACGATCACTCTGACAATCACTGACTATGTGGGTGATGCTTGGAGTGTAACTGACGACCTTCGTGAGGATGGTTCTCAGATTGAAACTCTCATGAGTATGCGTGGTGTAGAATCTACACGTGCATTGGGTACTCATCATGAGTCTCGCTTCTTGGCTATTGCTGCTTCGGAGTCTGGTTCGGGTCAAACTTTGGCTAATGTGAATTTGGTCAATGGTCGCCCTCATCGTTGGGTAGCTGGTGGTTCGGGTGCATCCAATCGGATCATGACGTTGAGTGACTTCATTGCTATGAAACTCTCGTTTGATAAGGCTGGCGTCCCTGCTGGTGGCCGTATTGCTATTGTTGATCCTATTGTCGAAGCTACCATTAATAGCTTGACGAACTTGGTCAATGTAAGTAATAACCCCATGTTCGACGGTATCGTAAATGAGGGCTTTGTGCGTGAGCATAAGTTCATTAAGAATATCTTTGGTTGGGATATCTGGACTTCTAACTTCTTGCCCACCAAGACGGCTACTGAGGCATTGAATGCTTCGTCCTATGGTCTGGCTAATGATACGGCAGAAATTGGTGACGTTGCTAACATCTTCATGTGTGTTGCTGATGACAATGTGAAGCCTGTCATGCACGCTTGGAGGCGTCAGCCTAAGACAGAAGGTTGGAGGGATCATGAGAATCGGCGTGATAACTTCCAAGTAACTTCTCGCTTTGGTATGGGTTTGCAACGTACGGATACGGTTGGTGTTGTCTTCACCACAAGTCTCACTTACTAATAAGGAATTATAATTATGTCTTTTGAAAATCAAGCAATTCGTGGGGTTCTTAATCATTATGGCCCCCGTGAGATTGAACAGAAGTACGGTGGAGATATTGCTAATTCCGTAATCAAAACGGTTGTATGGACATTTGATTATGATAATCTCCCTGATGCTAGTACGAATGGTTTGGAATATGTAATCCCGGCCAATGCAACTATTCTTAGTGCTAAGTTGCAAATCATCACTGCGTTTACCTCTACTTCTACTCTTACCGATCTTACGGTTGGTTTGCAGAAATCGGATGGTACAGCCATTGATGATGATGGTTTGATTACAGCAGCCCAAGCAACTCAAACGGCCATTGCGGTAGCAGGTGCAATTATCGATGGTGCTAGTGGTACGGCTGGTGCATTGGTAGGTAAGACAATTGGTACGTCTGCGGGTGAATTGGTTGTAACTCCGACAACTGCTGATCTTACTGCTGGTAAAGCCCGCATGATCGTAGAGTACATCAAGCAAGGAATGTAATTAGTTTTTAGGTGGCTAGGGGAGTGGGCTGGCGCTCCTGCTCCCCTTTTTATTGGAATAATAAATGGCAATACAACATTCTGCAATTACTGATCCAGATATACATGAGCCTAAAGGGGTAGAGAGTGCTACGTTAGGTCAAGTGTATGCTGCTAATGGTGCTGGAAGTGGTACTTGGCATATTATTGATCCACGTGGATCAGTTATCTTTTCTAATATAGCCGCTCCACTTACTACATCTTATCCCTCTTCTTATACTAAAGTAGCCCCCACAACCACAGCTAGTGGATTCCCCCGTGAGGTTACAGAAGCCACCACAGGTCGGCTTACATATACTGGCACTACAACTAAGCCAGTTCGAATCACTGCTAATTTATTTATTAGCCAAGCTTCTGGTGCTAATAGGGATATTCGCATTGCCATCTATAAGAATGGTGCAATTGTTGCTTCATCGGAAGGACAAATATCAACTATTACTGCAACCAAGGCAAACCTAGTTACTTTTGCTGATGTACTAGCAACCCAAAACGATTACTTCGAAATCTACATAAGAAATGATGGGGCTAGTGGTGATGTTCTAACTTACAACTATTTCCTTGGTCTATCTGGTTTGGGGATTCAATAATGGCTTCAATGTCTTTATTAGAGATTGTACAAGATATCTTGTCAGACTTAGATTCTGATGAGGTTAATAGTATCTCTGATACTGTTGAATCCTTACAGGTAGCCCAGATTGTTAAGACGACATACTTCAATATAATTGACGGGAAGGACTGGCCTCATCTAAATCAGTTCTTTCAATTAGAGCCTTCTGGTGATGCTAATAAGCCTACACATATGAGGCTTCCAGACAATGTTATAAAGCTCAATTATATTAAGTACAACAAGAAAGAATCAGGTAACACCTATGATAAGTTTATCAATATAACTTATAAGACTCCTGAAGATTTCATGAGGCTGTTAGACACTAGACATAGCGATGCAAGTAATGTTCTTAGTGTCACAGATGACTCGGATGTAACTCTTAACATTCTAAATGATGTAGCCCCCACTTATTATACATCATTTGATAATGAACATGTAATCTTTGATTCCTATGATTCGGTTGTAGACAATACACTACAAGAAAGTAAGACACAAGGTTATGGGAAGCTCTATCCTACATGGACAATGGAAGATAGCTTCACCCCTGACCTCCCTGTGCAATCTTTTAGTTATCTACTCAATGAAGCAAAATCTGTTGCTTTTGTTGTCCTTAAACAAGCTCCTAATCCAAAGGCTGAGCAGCATTCTGTAACTCAACGTAGGCGTATGAGTCAAGAGGCTTGGAGATTACAAGGGGGAGTAACCTTACCTAACTATGGAAGGAAAGTATGATAGAAGCTAAGACACATGGTGGCAAGACAATTCAATTAATCCCTGATCGAAGACATACAGCATATAAGTTCCAATTCGTTCCCGGTGGTGAACTCCCAGAAGACTTATCAGGAATCTTCATGGATGAGAGAGCAGCAAAAGTAGCTTTAGCAAGATACCTAGAACGGACAAAGCCCAAAGAGAATGCCAAGCGTTAAGTCGGAAAAACAGTACAATAACTTTACGAAGGGGCTTATAACTGAAGCCTCTTCTTTGTCGTTCCCGGAAAACGCTGCAATTGAATTAGACAATCTAATTCTAGAACGTAATGGAAAAGTATCAAGAAGGCTAGGTCTTGATTATGAGTTGGGTTATGCCCTAACCTCAACTGGCTTTAATTCTAGTATCCTTTCTTCTACTAGAGTTTCTCATCACAAGTGGCCCTCTCCTGACGGAGATACATCTGTCAGTATTGGAGTCATTCGTGTCTACAATACACTCTGGTTTATTAATCTCCTTTCTACTTCCCCTTCTAGTCATCTCCTTAATGCAGGGGCAGGTCTAACTATATCTGGATTAGCCAATAGCGAAATAGAGACTGCTATTGTAAATAACAAACTAGTAATAGTTTCTGCCGATCTTGAGTATCCAATACTACTCTCTTATACTAAAGCCACTCAAACTGTATCGAGTGAGATTATACCTATTCAGGTTAGAGATATATGGGGTGTAGTGGACTCTATTGCAGTGGACGTTCGCCCTGTAACATTAACCCCTGAGCATAACTATAACCTAGTTAATCAAGGGTGGAGTCCGTCTATTACATCTAAATGTGGAACCACTTCCACTGATACTATAAAGACAACTAGCACTTGGATGTTAGTGCAGCCGGGACAAGCCGCTGCTGCAGCAACTATCATGGGGCTAATAGGACTAGGCACTGCCCCTACTGGTACTTGGATTAAAGTAGAAGAGATTGTCACTGCTAGTACCCCAGTATCTGTTGGGGCTATTGAATGTACTAAAACTACTATAGGTGTATATCCTAGCAACTGTGACGTCTGGACTTTAGGTAAAGTAGGTGATGTATCAAGTGCTGACTTTGAGAAGTATGATCCTGAGTCCCTTAAGAAGAACTCTATATATAAAGTAGAAGCCCCCAAGGGCGCCTTTACTATTGATGCATTTGATCGTGGTTCTTCTCGTCAAGCGTTAACAGGTATAACATCCCTACCGGCTGACTCTGAACAGAATCGTATAACAACCATAGCGTCCTTTGCTGGACGAGTATTCTACTCTGGTATTGAATCTGTCATTGTTAATGGTGATGAGAAGTCTCCTAACTATTCTAGCTATATATTCTTTTCTCAAGTAGCCACAGCGAAAGACGTATTAGGTAAATGCTATCAAGAAGCTGACCCCACTAACCCTGAGATAAATGAGATTGTAGCCACTGATGGTGGCACAATACAAATACCAGAAGTTACAAAGATAGTTAAACTCCTATCTACTAGGACTTCTCTTATTGTCTTTGCTCAGAATGGGGTGTGGGAAGTCTTTGGAGATACAGGGGGATTTAATGCAACCTCTTATCAAGTATCTAAGATCAGTTCCGTTGGTACGGAATCTGTACGCTCCATTGTAGAATTCAATCAGGGTGTAGCCTATTGGTCTAAAGCTGGTATATTCGTCCTTACCCAAGACCCTATTAGTGGTCGCTATCAGGCTGAGAATATAACCATACAAACCATACAATCCCTCTACAATTCATTGACCAGTACCACTAGGGATAATGTTAGAGGATTCTATGATGAGCAAGAGAATAGGATTCGCTGGTTATACAATGATGATTCTGAATATGGTTATACTAATTATATAAATCATTACAATAGGGAATTAGTCTTAGACTTTACATTGAAGTCATTCTACCTAAACACGATAGGAGAGCACACAGCTTCTTCCCCTTATATATGTGATTATGTAGAACTACCTAAATATGTATCAGCAGAGGCAGATGATCCTGTATATGTAGGGACAGATGCCGTAATGGTTGGTACGGATGCTGTCAACGTAACGTCAAATGTATTTAGTAATCGTAGTAGTCAGTTTAGTTTCCTGACTATGAATGGAACCTACTTCACACTAGGACAATACATTGATGACACCTTTATGGATTGGCGATCCGTTGATGCAGTTGGAGTGGACTTCTCTAGCTATATTATAACAGGGTATGAATTGTTTGGGGACATTCTCAGACGTAAACAAGTCCCTTACCTTATTATGTGTTTAGAAAGAACAGAGGATGGATTCTCATTAGATGCTGATGGTAATCTACAAAGTGATAATCCTTCTTCATGTTTAGTACAGGCACAATGGAATTGGGCCACATCAGCTAACAGTGGTAAATGGGGAACACAGTTCCAAGCATATAGATTAAAGAGAAACTATATTCCCTCTGGTGCTGCTGATGATTTTGATTATGGTGAAGGGGTCATTGTAACAAAGAATAAATTAAGAGGTTCAGGTAAAGCCCTATCCCTTAAGATTCAGTCTGAGTCTGGAAAGGATATGCGTATTCTTGGTTGGGCTGTATCATTAACTGGTGGGAGTAGTGTCTAACTTATATACAGTGAGTGCTGAAGAAGGAGCAAAGATTCCTACTATTAAGATGTTCTTAAAGAAAGGTAATCTGATACTAGGACAATTTATCCTAATTCCGCACTCAGAACATCTGTATGAATTGCATATGTCTAACATCGATAAGTCTCTAAAGGGACAGATGAAAGGGATATGTGAAGAAGGATTAAAGTTTATTTTTAATGACATGGTTAAATTAGAGAAGCTAATGGTAATGATCCCTACTAATAATAGACTCGCTATTAGATTGGCTAAGTCTGTTATGTCTTATGAAGGGACATTGAAACATAGCTTTCTTCTTAATAGTGTAATGATAGATCAAGATATATATGGAATCACTAGAGAGGAAGTAAAATGCCTATAGCCGTCGTTGCCGGATTAGTTGGAATCGGGGCTTCTATTGGTAGCACCGTTATGGGTATATCTGCTGCCAACAAACAGAAGAAAGCTGTTCAACGACAAGTTGCAGCCCAACAAGAACAGAATAGGATTGAGAGGGCACGGCAAGCTGTATTGAATCAGCGTGAACGTGTAGGCCAAGTAAGAGAGGCTAGGATACGTAGAGCACAAGTTATAGCTGGTGCTGGTAATGCTGGCATTGGGGTCACTGGTGGTTCCAGTGGTGTATCAGGTGCAACGTCTAGTATCCAATCTCAATTGGGATATAACCTTGGGACGCTTGGTTCCATGTCTTCCTTTGCTGAACAATTGAGTGCTTCTAATCAACGCGAGGCTGACGCTCAAGCAGATTTCTTCAATGCTGGTGCTAAGGGCCAGATGTGGCAATCAATCTTTGGTGCTGTAGGCCATGTAGCAGGAGCCGTAGGTGAGTTCGCTGGTGGAGCTAAATCAGGAGCTACATCGTGGGCTGGTGGGAATACACATAAGTCTATATTTGGTTAATGGATAATTTTATTGTACCACCCATTGAGGAAGAGAAACCTCTCCCTTCTCCTAAAGAGGCTAGTGAACAAGCCTTCTATGCTGCTGCTGCGTCTAAAGAAAACCCCATAGAAGACTATATGAAAATTAAGATGGACTTAGAATCCAATGGTGATTCTGAGTTCGTCAACAATGTCAAACATCAATGGGATCAAGAACAGAATGAAGGTAATCGTCAAGCTATAGAAGGTATCATTGGAGATACCACAATTGACCATAACACTAAGAAAGCGGTATTACGTTCTTATTCTCTGAATGGTTTCGTACCTACTTCCCTTAAAGAGAGGTATATACAGAAGGCAGCTTCTAATGACGATCTGAATGATACTGTCTTTCAGCAACGGGCACAAGATTGGGTTGTAGATAACCTACAGAATCGTCGTGCTCAAATGGAAATAGAAAGACGTAATCATGATATTAAAAATAATGTATCCCACCTAAAGTCTTTTCTAGGTGGGATAAGCCATCTGTATGAGGGAGTAGGGAATACTCTCGGCCTTGTATCTGACGAGGAATATAAGACAGGACATGAAGAGTATAAGAAACTGGCTTCTGCTAATCCTATCAGTGCAGGGGTCGGTCAAGCGGTGGGGCTTATTGGTGGGGCTTTACCTGCTGCATTTGCTGGTGGCCCTCTTGCTGCAATCTTTGGTACTGCTGCTGTTGGCGGCGCATTACAAGGTGCCTCTAAATTTGCTGAGTTAGGACAAGAAAATGTAGCTGCTGAAGATAGATTAAATGCATCTATGGCATCTGCTGGAATGACTTCAGCAGACTTTGCCTTGCCTATCTTTAAAGCTGGTAGTCTATTAAAGGCAATGATCTTTAATGGAGCCGGGGCAGTTACTATAGGTGAGCTAGATACTAATATCCAGAATCAGATATTAGAAGCCTATCCTGAATTGCGCCAGCAACAACTTGATCCTAAAAACATGACAGTCAATGCTGTATTTGGTGCATTGATTGGGGCTGTCTTTGGACGTAAAGCTGCCCCTACAGAATTCCAATCTAAGATAGGAGAGGGGGCTAATATTGAAGCTCCTCTAGCCCAATTAGCTCCTCCTAAACCTCTACTCTTACAAGATAAATCTAATGAAACTAGGTTTACAGACACTATGTTTGTGGGTAGGAATGGTGAGGCTGGCACGGCAGAATCCCGTGCTAAAGCTGATGCTAAACTTACCCCTGAAGAACGACATGAAAAAGTCCTATCTGATATAGGAATTTCTCAAGTAAGAAGCAATGGGGAAATTAGAAAAGAAGCAAATGCTCTTATACGTCAAGCACAGAAAATAGAGAAAGAAGCAAAGGATGGTCTTTGGAAATCTGATAATTGGAAAGATAAGTCTTGGGCTTTGAGAGAGCAAGCAAAAGCTCTTTTAGATGGCCTTAAATCTGTTCCCCAACGGGATGAGCAGATTGATACCACCTTTATTATTCCGGGAAGTCCTGCTCAAGTAACTGCCGCCGCAAATCCTAAAATGGCGGAGACACTAGGTGTTGCTGCAATTAAAGAGCCATCAGGGGTTATTGCTGAGGCTCTTGGTACAGATAAAGGAAGTATAATTAATGATTGGGTCTTACCTAAAGCATTTGATGAATCATTAAACAAGGTACATCCTGATCTATCGAAGTCTATCCAATCCTTAGACAACTCAATGAAAGAGTTGTTTGATGACTTCCGTTATGATCCTAATATCGTTGACGCTTCTAAGCGTGACGACGATGCTGCACGTATATATCAAGCTACACAAGAGATTACAGGACTTCATTATCAACAGTCTAATAGTGTAACTAACTTCACTGATTTTATCTCTGAAGGGAAGATGGCCTTTGGCCCTAATTCTGCCTCTGGCTTTCTTACATTAACAGATGCTCAAGTAGGATTGGACAATCTTAATAAATATATACAAAAACTCCCCGAAGAAGAAAGAGGCACGGCTGGTATAATCAAACGGGCCGATGGCAGCTTTGCTGTTACATGGGATTGGAAGAAGGTATATGATGATGCTGCTATTAGTACCTTCGGGCCTGATAGTATCCAAACATCTATTCTAGGAGTAAAAGCAGATGGGCTTGCTCGTTCCTCTTTAGGGAACTGGTTATTCCATGCTGGTCGTTTCCCTGATGCAGTAGAGCGGGGAGCAATGAGGGCAATTGAAAGGGGAACAAGGTTAGAAGATGCATTTATTAAAGCTTTTGACGAGCATGTTGCAGGGACTAAGCATGGTAGAGAGCTTAATCATCTCATTGACGAGGCTGAAGGAATTGGTAAAGAAGCTTTTTCTAAAGCAGAAATAAGCTCTTACTTTCCTCATCTATCTAAAAGACAAGTAGATGATCTATTCGAAACTCATACCTATTGGAGAAGGATGCAACATTATTCGTATGCCTTCATGAATAGGGAGTATCGTCATCGTCTAGTTAATGATGGTCATAAAGGAGTATATACCAAAGAAGGACAATACCTCGGCCCTGCCTCAGATAAAGTATCTCCTAAAGACTATGATGGTATTAAAGAGATATGGAGTTATTACTATAACAAACCTGTTAAGTTCGATCCACAAGAGATTGAACAGAATGCCTCACAGATCGTTCGGCTAGGTAATAAGGTTGAGAATGATGGGGCTGTCTATGAATTCGGATTGATTGAAGGTGATGTTAAACTTGACATGCTTCCTACAGAAGTCCTTCCTAGAGTTCCGGGGTATTCTCCTAGACTAGTTAAAGAGAACTTCTTCGTTGATGTTATCCCCAATAAGATGACAGTCAATGGAGTTGAGATTAAAGACCCTAATAAGCTACGTAATTATTCCCGCACTGTTGCGGCCACTAGAACTGAAAGAGAAGCTAATGCATTAATAGATCAAGCACAAGCCAACCATCCTGAATGGACAGTTAAGATTCGTCCTGATCGTACCAATACATTTGGTAGGGTCATTACTGACTATCAAGTTCATACTGAGATGTTTAGACAATCTAAGAAAAGAGGAGAGCGTCTTAAGTCTTCTACGGGAGAAGTCCGTATTGAAGATAGGCTTGTCACGGCTATTAAACTTGCACAAAATCTCTCTAGGATTGGAGCATTCCGTGAATGGGAAAATACATTTAGGTCAAGCTTCACTAGGTCATTCCCTGACTTCTTAGAGAAGGGAGAATTCCCTCAGTATAAGACAGACATTAAGCCTCTTAGAAATATGTCTAAAGAGGACAATGTCCGTTTCCAAACTGCTCAAAGACTGTTCGAATTCTACAGTAAACAAAAGGTATATGAAACATTAGGGGATCATCTATGGAAAACCCATCTTCATAATATAGCTGACCTCTTAGAGAAGGTTAGGATACCTGCTGATGGTATTCGTAAGATAGGGGATAAAGGTAATCTTCCAGTCAAAGCTGCAAAGATGGCAACGACTGCTGCCTATATCCATTTGAATCCTATTCGTCAATGGATTATTCAGCCAGCACAGTTGATGGAAATGTATGCCATTAATCCACATACAGCATTACCAAT